GTGTATGATAGGGTACGTGTATGATAGGGTACGTGTATGATAGGGTACGTGTATGATAGGGTACGTGTATGATAGGGTACGTGTATGATAGGGTACGTGTATGATAGGGTACCAATCAATGTAATTAAATAATTACAAAATAAAATCGTAAAATAGTTTACGATTTTATTCTGATGAATTTATATTTTATATTTATATTTTGTGATTTTATATTTTATATTTATATTTTGTGATTTTATATTTTATATTTATATTTTGTGATTTTATATTTTATGAAGTATAAAATACGTCGTCTTTGTTTGGGCCGTGTATGATCGATATTAAAACGTCAGCAAAGAATTTAAACTAATGATCGATATCAATAAAATTGATCATTAATTTATATCAATTATATTGATTGATATAAATGAGTTTGTTCGTTGATAAATATACACCTACATCTTTTGATCATGTCAAGTTTAATCAAGAGGCTGCTAAACAATTGAGAGCATGTGCAAATTTTGATCAACTATCACATTTGATCATTAAGGGAGGTGAGGGGACTGGACGCAAAACATTTGCTAATTTATACATTAAAGCCAAGTATCATGAGAACATTCGAACTAGATATCGTCCAGTTGATATTAAAAACGGTAGTAAAATCATCTCATTACAGATGTTATACAGTGATTACCATTATCAAATTGATCCAAGTATTCATGGGGTATACGATCGAATCATCATTCAAGGATTCATTAAAGATATCCTACAGACCAAACCGATTAGTAAAATACCATATCACATCGTCATCATATCTAACGCAGATCGATTGACATTTGAAGCACAACAATCACTGCGTCGAACATTAGAAAAAAATATCAGCAATTGCCGTTTCATTTTTATCGTTAATCAGGAATCAACATTGATTGAACCATTGATCAGTCGATGCGCACAAATCAGATTATCAGCACCGACCGATCTAGAGACTCTGACAGTGTTGAGACAGATCTGCATCACAGAACAGATTCCATCAACAGATCACCAACTATCTCAAGTTGTCAGATATTCTAAGAGGAATTTATCGAGAGCAATCAATTGCATACAGTACATTCATCTCAATTGTCCCAAATCTTTATCAGATCAATCGGTGATTGATTTTGACCAAATTAATGTTAATGACCGATTTTTACATGACTTAGCTCGAGAATTGTTAGTTTCCGATACTCCGCAAGATATTATACGACTAAGAACAGCCTTGTATGACTTGTTGGTACAATGTGTTGAACCAATTAAGATTTTAAAGGGCATATTCTATGCGGTTCTGGATCATCTTAACAATCAGAGTCAAAGTGATACGCAAAAATATCAATTGGTCCAGATTTTGATTAAATACGAAGATGCTTTAAAACAAGGAAGTAAACCGATTTACCCACTGGAGGGAATGTGTGTCAGTATTATCAACCTATTGAACGATGTTTAAAATAAAGGTACTTCAATGAAGTCATCACATAATTTAGCAATGTCTTTAATGACTTCTTTGTTTGACCAATCGAACGGTTGTCCCGACTCATATGGGTTGAGTATATGTGCATTTTCGACCATCTCAGGGTCTTTCACTTTTAACAAATCATAACAACCGTGAACGGCTTCATCATAACTCTTGTATGCGAGAATTGGGTCATCATTGACGCTCATGATGACCCAAATGGTTTGGTGTGAATCTTGTAGAAACTTTACCATTTGTTGACGTGATTGTTCGGCTTTTCCTAACTGGATCTTTTCGGCTTGTTCTACTTGAACGCGTACGGTTAGAACATGATGGATTTGTTCGGCTCTCGTTGGGTGAATCTGTTGGTTTCTGGGCAAGTCTTCGCGACTTTCTGACTTTTTATGATTGGTTGACTACCATAATTTTTATGCTGGGCACAGTATTGTCCAATTTTTGCTAGTCAGGTACATTGTGGACCTTTACCGCCCTTCGTCAGGCATATACATACCCATATCTCACGTAATTTTTGTCGAAATCAAATTTTTGGGGGACTGCAAGTCCACTAAAAATTGGTTGTTTTGGTAGGGTGACGGTAGTCCCCCAAAAAATTGATCGAAATCAAATCAATCAATCAATTAGAGCACAAATGCGGACATCAATCATTGGATTAACTGGGGAAGCACATAGTGGTAAGGACACATCCGCTGATTATTTAGTTTCTAGTCTATCTCAAAGGGGGTATAAAGTGATTAAAATCAGTCTCGCGGATCGGCTTAAAGTGGTCAGTCAGAAACTGATTCAATCATTTTATGGGATTATGATTCCATTAGAGGATTTTTACGATGAGCAGAAAAAAGAGTTGATACGTGAAGATTTACCACAATTTAATGGGAAACCATTCAAATTGAGAACTGTTCTCCAAACTATTGGCACCGATATTATACGGCAGATGATCATGACTGACGTATGGTGTCGTTACCTTAAGGAGAAGATCATTGATGTTGATACCTATGATATGGTGGTGATCAGTGATATTCGGATGCCAGATGAAATTGTGTTTTTCAAACAATTGTACCATTTCCAATGTTATCGAATCCTACGACCCAATCGTCATAGAATTGATCTACACAACAGTCAGCATTCGACTGAAAATCAAGTGGCCAGTTTATTGGTCGATGGAGAAATTGATAATCAGGGGTCGTTTGATGATTTGTATCGACAATTAGATACGCTTATGGCGTCAACGTTAGCGTCAACGAATTGACATAAAAATTAATTATAATAGATATATATACCTAATGTCTCGCAAACAACCGTCACCGCCAGTTAATCAAGATGGAATGTTTTGTGCGCCTGGAGTCCACGGAGCACAAGGAACGTGTTTTGATCGTGAAGGTTTGGTTCGTATTATTGATAAATATAACCGAACCTATCCCAATCGGAAAATTACCTATAGAACCAACACTCCCAACCATAAACTATGGTCTTTGATTCGAGACGGACTTGCTAATGTTTGTGGGGATCAAGAATGGTGTTGGTTGGATCAGAATTTTCTCAAGGGCGACGAGCATGTTCAAAAATATTATCGACCACCCAAACCAGAAACTCAAAAAAAATGGTTATCAACAAGCGATATTGATGGAGTACTTAAACAATACGAAAAAATTTATCTGGATTTCGCTTTTATGGGAACCGTTCCACTTGACTTTGATGTGGTGATTGAAGAATATAAGAATATTGACATGTGTTCGATGTATCTCGGTGGTGGATCAAAGAGTAATGGAAAAAGAATTTTTCGCTATGGATTTGTGTTTAATTTAGATCCTCATGATCAAAGAGGATCACATTGGGTTAGCATGTTCATGAACCTGAATGATCAGTTCATCGGGTTCTTTGATTCCTATGGTCATCAACCACCAAAACAAATCGAATCATTGATTCGCCGTTTGAAGTCTCAAGCCAAAAAATGTCTGGGTGTGGATCTTGTTTATAAGTGCAACACGATCCAACATCAACACAAAGATACTGAGTGTGGTGTGTATTCATTGTATTTTATTTATCAATGTTTAAAGGGACAGAGTTTCGAGTCAATTACCGAAACAATCATCTTGGATGATGCCGTCAACAAATTCCGTGATTTCTTTTTCCGTCCCACGATTCATTACAAGGGTCGTTGAAAATAAATATCTGGGTATATGTATATATACATATACCCATGAAAACCTCGTTATTGGTGATCATCTCAATGATTTGTGCCAGTCAAGCCGAATTGTCAATGATTGGCGTGGAAGGCTTGAGAATGACACCTAATGGTCCTACGTCACTACCGATAACCCAAAAAGTAGTCCATTTCTGGACAATGCAATTGACACACGACGCGAGATGTCGCATCAACAACAAACAACAATCCAATCCGAATCTGAATAAAGTTTCCTTTCAGAATTGCCAAGGGATGGATGTATTCTGTCTGATCTTTTAAATTATGTTAAAATACCACCATTAAAGATACAATATTAACAATATGTCCTTGTGATGTGTCTCTAAAAAATTGAATTGATACTTTGATTATTGATATTGATGGATTCAAAATCAATCAATGGATTACCTTGCTGATAATCCTGCTACATTGGATCTCACTTACAACCAGAGTAATGTAGATGGTGCCCAAGTCTTAGCCACCACTCTACAAACCAATCAATGTTTGACCGTACTTGATCTCCGATCTAACCAGATCGGAGATATTGGTGCTCGAGCCTTAGCTACCACTCTACTCACCAATCATAGTTTGACCTCACTCAATCTCAAAGATAACAAGATTGGAGATGATAGTGCACAAGCATTGGCATTGGCTCTAAAAACCAATCAAGTTTTGACCTCACTCGATCTCAGTTATAACCATATTGGACCAATTGGTGCCCAAGCCTTAGCTACCACTCTATCAATCAATCACAGTTTGACTACACTCAACCTCAGTTATAACCAGATTGGAGACGTTGGTGCTCAAGCTTTAGCTAACGCTCTACAAACCAATCAACGTTTGACCTCACTCGATCTCAGTAGTAACCAGATTGGAGATGTTGGTGCTCGAGCCTTAGCTACCACTCTACTCACCAATCATAGTTTGACCTCACTCAATCTCAAAGATAACCAGATTGGACCATCTGGTGCCCAAGCCTTAGCCACTGCTCTACTAACCAATCTTAGTTTGACTTCACTCAATCTTCGTTGGAACCAGATAGGCGATGTTGGTGCTCGAGCCTTAGCCACCACTCTACTCACCAATCACAGTTTGACCACGCTCAATCTCGGTAATAACCAAATTGGATCAGATGGTGCCCAAGCCTTAGCCAATGCTCTACTCACCAATCACAGTTTGATCACACTCGATCTCAGTGGGAACCAGATTGGACCAAATGGTGCCCAAACTTTAGCTAACGCTCTACTCACTAATCATAGTTTGATCACACTCGATCTCAGTGGGAACCAGATTGGACCAGATAATTGGGACCCCATAAATTTGATCCACCAAATTCCCATGAATGTGATGTCATAAATCAATGGATTATCTTTCCAATATTCCTATTGCGTTGATTTCAATTGTAAACAGATTGGACCAGTTGGTGCCAAAGCCTTGGTTACCGCTCTAATAACCAACCAAAGTTTAACTTACCCAATCTCAGTTCTAACCAGATCGGACCTGATGGTGTCTAAACTTTAGACAAAGTTTCTTTTCAGAATTGCCGAGGGATGGATATATTCTTTCAGATATCTATGATAAATTCCACTACTAAAGATCAAGTTATTTGTGTCTCTAAAGGTTGGTTAGTTGGTTGGTGGGGGGGCTATGGGGACTGTAGTCCCCCAAAAAATTGAATGGCGTAATTAACCATTGAGATAATCATCTCAAATGTCTCTTCGAATAGTGTCGCTAATCAAATCGAACCAAAATTGGAGGGAATTGTTGTCCAAAAAACCCTACTGTATCTCGTGTCACAGTAGCCCAAAATATCCGCACTTGGTGTTACTCAGATATGATCAGATCAAATCCGATTTTTACGACCCAATCGTTAAAGAGTGTCGTGGTCTAATTTTGCACGTCAATGGGAATCAGGTGATCCCTGTTTGCGTACCGTTCTACAAATTTGGTAATTATAGTGAAGGGTATTCTGATAAAATCGATTGGGTAACGGCAAGAATACAAGAGAAAGTGGATGGGTCAATTATCAAATTGTGGTACTATTTCGCAACCAATCAATGGATGTTGTCATCCAATGGGATGGTCGACGCATTTGAATGTGACCTTCAAGTTACAACTGACACTCTTAAAACATTTGGTGATGCGTTTGTCAAGGCGGTCGGTAAACCGCTTAACGAATTCGTAGATGTCAATCACCTAGATCCACACAAGACCTACATCTTCGAGTTGACTGGACCACACAACAAAGTCGTCATTAATTATCCTCTTGATGTATACCAAATCGGAGTTCGAGATAACATTACTCTCCGCGAAGAACCCTGTTCATTGTCGATCAAAAGACCTAAAGAATACCGTTTCACGTCATTTGACGAAACTATTGCTTTCGCTAAGACATTGTCCACAGATCAAGAAGGATATGTAGTGGTTGATGGTGACTGGCATCGAGTCAAGATTAAAGGTGATCGATATGTTCGACTGACTCATATGCGAATGGGATCATCAACTCCAAAACAGATTTTGACTACTATCTTATCCAACGAAGATGGAGAGTTTTTGACCTACTTCCCAGAACAAACTGAGTCGTTCGCTAAAATCAAAGACAAACTCAATCGTTTGATTACCGAGGTGCGCCATCAATTGGACGAGATGGAAGACTTGAAGAACCAAGTGGTCAGCGGACGTCAAACACGAGAATATTATGCTAGAATTGCGTCAACCAAGATCAATCAACTGATGATGTTCGATTTTCTAAACGATAAATTGGACAAAGACAAGATCGAATTGTATCTTCTCAAACGGTTCGATCTCAAGAAACTACTGGAATTGTGCGGAATTTCGTAGGCACATACCCGTATTCATATCTACGCTTATACTTGCATATATATATATATATATATATATCTTTGAACAACTCATGATTAATCTGATCCTAAGAGTTGTCGTGACAATAGATCGGCTTGACGAATCGGTTCAACCACACGATGAATTGACACTGATTTAACCAACTCGAGTGCCGTTTGATTGCTCATCCCATTACCTGAACTAATGTACAAACAACTAGTAACGCCACCAATTGGATTAAAAACATAACCTAACTCACGCCCAAAATCACCGACAACGACAGTACTTTGACCTTCTGATAGTTTGGTCGTTTCGATCAGGGTTCTGATCTTATCATTGGTGATTCCATCGGCTTGTAGAACATTCTTAGCCACACCCAAACAGGGAATGCCTGACAGTACTGAAAAATGTGTTGCAATCCCACATCCACGTGGATGCCAGATCCCATTACCATCAAAAAAGATCAACTCTGGTACTAGTTGTGGATAATCAGTCTTGATCACATCCAATAGTTTCAACAAGATCGGTGCTTCTCGGAAGGCTAGATAACCAGCTCGATATGGGATATTGGTGACGCACCGAATGTTGATCTTACCCACAATTTCATAGGTCTGTGAGGTAAAAGGATACTTGAAGATCACCATTGAGGCAACTGAATTGGTGCTGTCATCCTTATCAAAACTGATATCACAACCCGCAATCAACTTGATTTTATGAATGTCGAACGCATCGGTCAGAGACACATGTGGGCAGTTGATACATACACTATTAAAGAAGGGATAATGGTAAAGAAAGCGATAGAAATCCATCCAGATATGACTAAGAGAAAATTAATAATTGTGAATAAAGCGAGTTTTAATGGTGCTTTTATTGATGATGGTAGACTCGGTTTGACTGGTAATCATAAATTTTATATACTTGGGGATAAACTGGAATTAATGATAAAAGTATTGAATTTTGAAATTATGAATATAATTGGACACTATACAAAATACGGACAAGATTTTCTGGATAATGATGCATTTACGTACCTACCTGATCTACGTAAGTTGGGAATTAATGACATCATTGAAAGTAATTTTTACAAATTACTTGAATTAACACCAGATGAATTGAAGACACTAAACTACATATCTGAGCAAAAACCAGAACAACCGTATGTGGTAGAAGCGAAATCGGAACAAAGATTAGGTCAATCATCAGAACACCAGCATATGGCGGAAACACAATCGGAACAGAAATTAAGTGGACTTGTAGTAGAACAGATAATTAAACCCAAATTTGTTGTGAAATTAAAAGAGGTTACGGACACCACATTTCAGCAACAAAATTTAACAGAATTAACACTTGTTAAACTCAAAGAACTTGCTAAAGACAATAAATTGCGGGGATATTCCAAACTTAAAAAGGCAGATTTAATTGCGATGATTCAACAAAAAATTTATAAACAGAACTTATTTTATCTTTTCTTTCGACTTTGATAAGAAAAAGATAAAATTTAAACCTAATTTTTTTTGGGATTTGTTTCAAATATTTTGGACATATCCATCGTTATGTATCATGACAATAAAATCGTAAAAGATTTCTCAATAAAAATTTGATTGTCTGGAACATAATCTATTGATACAACAGATCAAATGAATAAAATTAAAATCAAGTTGAAGGCAGACCCAAATCCCATGACTGGTTTATTGAAGTCTGTCGATTTGTTCGCAGGAACTGGTGCCTTCTCTTATGTTATGGAACGGACAAACCGAATCAATACGATATTTGCCAATGATCAATTGGACAGTTCGGAAGCAATTTACAATCTTAATAATCACATCCCGCTAACCAAAAAGAACATCAATGATTTGGATATCAATCAGATCCCATCACATGACATCTTGACGGCAGGTTTCCCATGTCAACCATTCAGTATCGCTGGTATACAGAACGGTTTCGACGATATTCGATCGAATGTCTTTTGGACGATGTTATCGATTATTGAGCGTCATCTCCCACGAATTATGATTCTGGAAAATGTCAAAAATTTACAAAGTCATGATGATGGGCGAACATTTCGAATCATCGTCGATAATATAGAAAAACTCGGGTATCACGTTCGGTATCGCGTTGTTAACACTTGCCAAGTTACAACAGTTCCACAAAATCGAGAAAGGATTTATATTGTTTGTTTTCGAGATCTTGAATTGTTTGAAAAGTTTGATTTTAATTTTGGGTCTTCTCCGCCAATTAACCGACCAGTAGCAGAATTCTTAGAACCTCGAATCAACGACAAATATTATTATCACACCACTTCAGCGATTTACGACAAATTGATCGGTAGTGTCAACAAACATGTTAGTACCAATACAGTGTATCAATACCGAAGATATTACGTAAGAGAAAATAAGAGTAATGTCTGTCCGACATTGACAGCAAACATGGGTAGTGGTGGACATAATGTCCCTATTATTTTAGACGACGTAGGAATTCGAAAATTGACACCCCGTGAGTGTTTCAATTTACAAGGATTTACCACCGATTATCAGCTACCTAACTTATCCGATGCTAAACTGTATAGTCTCGCAGGTAATGCCGTTTCGATTCCGGTGATTGAATTGATTATTAAGAAAATTGTGAGTCTAATCCCTTGAATAAGAGGTCAATCATAGATTATATTGGGTAATTGTTCATCTGAAGATAATCCGATTATAACAACAAATTTACTATGATATGATCTTGTTATTGTGCGTCATTCAATATCTGATGTCTCTAATATTTTTTGGTTGTTTTGTTGTTGATGAGATTCAAACGTAATATCACTCAGATGATTGACTATGCTTGATATGATATTGGAGGGAACCGCATTACCAATTTGTGTTATTATTTCTTTGGTGGTACCATGGAAACGGTAATTTTTAGGGAACGCCTGAATTTGTGCCAATTCAGTTATGGTAAACGGACGAACCCAATAGGTGTCTGTCGTTGGGTTATACAATCCAACAAATAATCTCGGACACATACCATAGGCGCAAATAATTGTTTTACTTGGTTGATCAGGATCGACGATTTCCCCATGATGTGGACTGATTCTTCGCCCAAAACTAATTAAACCATTTGGGTTAACGACTGTTTTATCTACAGGAACGTGAGTGTTACCAAGTTCAATTGTAGATTTATTACGGATTCCATTGACAAGCCTAACCAAATTAGGGTGAACCATATTTTCAGTTGGCGAATTGATTAAATCAGTAATAATCCAAGTATTCCTATTGGTATCGTTTGGTATATTTTTTTTGGGGAATTCAATAGCACCGTCCAATGTGTTCTCCAGAATGAGTCTTAAATTAACCTTGTTGTGAGTCATACATTTTTCCCAATTAATATGAGGATAATGTTTTATTGAATCAGATTTTAAATTATCATGTCCGATAATAATTAATCTTTTACGATTTTGTGGAACACCAAAATCGGCAGCACTAACAACCATCCATGTTAGAGAATAACCGATATCCCTAAACAATGAGTCGATAATATTGATCACTGGCATTTTTTGATTGGTTTGTGGATGTGTACCTTGCCGAGACAATAAACCACTTACATTTTCACCGATGATCCATTTGGGTCGGACACATTTGACGATTCGCACAAATTCGTACACTAATTCATTTCGTGGATCATTTTCCTTTTTCTTACCCGCTTGACTGAAGCCTTGACACGGAAATCCTGCGAAAATTAGATCAATTTGACCTAAGTATTGATTAAATACTTCATCTGGTATCTTTCGTAGATCATTTTCCCCATTATGTGATAATAATTTTGAATTGGGATACATATCTTCATGTGTTTCGATAAATCTTTGAATATACTCGTTGTATGCAACAACATCATATGATGCCTTTTCAAGACCATATGTATCCCCACCTGCCCCACTAAAAAGACTTATCGCTTTTTTGTCATGCGATACGATGTCTTTTATTGGATTTTTGAGTTTAAATGTGAATTTTTTCATGTGATTTATTTTATTATAAATATCAATTTAATAAGATTTCAATTTTTTCGAAATAATACAATTTAATGCATATTGTACATATTTTGGAACATGTGATCATTCTAGTAAATGACTAATTGATGACATATAGTGTTTTTGTAATTCTGATGTAAATTTGATACAATTATATTGGTTAGCAAAACGGAAATAAGTGAGTAAACTACCGACCCGACTTTCACCACTGTTCAATTCTTTTTTAATTTTGAGAATTTGTTCCCATTTTTCATTTTCTTGTACAGTTGGTATGTCTTGACCCTTAATTTTGTACGACAGTATATAAACGGTATCCATATTGAACCACCCATCGTTTAGTATAATTTTGTCTGTGTTAGATTGCTTCATATCCAAATCGATTGACCATTGAATGACATTCGTGAAATAGTCATATATTCTGAAATCGGGTGAACGTTGTGAACCGTTTGGTTGATAGATATAATAACAACCATCAACAATGGGTAATTTATTTTTCTCAATATGAAGAATTTTGGTCTGTTCCAATAAGTAGGCAAAAGAAGTTTCTTGTGTCGTATTCCCATTGGCTCTACCTTGTCCTTTTTTCTTGGACATTGTAGAATTGAGTTGTGTACACAAACTTAGAGGTGCTTCGCGTTGTATAAACTCGGTTGGGTTTTGAAGTATCATTTGGATAATATCATACAATTTTCGCTTAAGATTTATACGTGCACACATTTTGTCTTTTTCTTTACTTGTAGTTCCACCAATCTTAATATCTATCGATTTAAGTTTGATCTTGAACTTTTTAGGGGATTTAATCGTGACATCACCCATCTGAGCAGAATTTTGTGTAAAATAGGACATTATGAATTACATATATTTATACGAATCAAAATTTTAACCTAAATGCCAAGTTATTATGGCTTTTATAATGGTATTTTAAACCTAAAGGAAATTGTGATATTTAAAATAGATAAAATTTACTAGAATATGATATTATAGATGTCATCTCGTTCCAGTGTGACTGAAATCTTACCTGGACTATGGATCGGTGACACTACCGCAGTCAATGATAAAAATTTTATTGACACCAAACAAATCCAGATGGTCATCAATTGCTCCAATTACCCACATGTTCCAGATGATCCAAATCTTCAAATTAAATATCGACTACAAATTGCTCCTAGATATACATGTGATCAATACCCTTCGATCAGTCGAATCTTGGACGAAACTTGCCAATTGATACAGAAACATATTAATATGTATAATTTATTAATTTATTGTCAAGATGGCAATTTACGAGCACCGTTGATTGTTATTGTTTACTTGATCAAATATGGAGGTATGGATGCGACTCATGCAATTGAGTGTTTACAAAGTAAACGGGTTGAGATTTGTACCACGTATTTACCCCTTATTAAATGGTATCAATCCAATCTTGGACGTTAATATATTAACGTCAATATATAATACTTTGTTCCGCAAAAATAAAATTGTAAATTAATTTACGATTTTCACGAAATTAAAAATACGAAAATTGAAATGTAATTTTCGTATTTATTATTTAGAGTCAACCATAACATGGAACTAGACATTAGCCAAATTATCGCACAATTTGAATCAGGTGACCAAGATCCCACTTCTACCACCGCACCCAATCGGAGTATTTACGAATGTCCCAACTGCAATCATTATGGCTTGTTTGTCGATAATGGTGTTATTGTCTGCCAAAAATGCCATTGTGAGTATGGTGGGGTAATTGATGATAACCCAGAATGGAGAAGTTATAGTGCTGATGATCATCGGACCACCGATCCCACCCGATGTGGAGCCTCGGTTAATCCATTGTTAGTCGAGTCTTCCTACGGAACGACCATTGGGTATGCGCGGAACACGTATTTCAATCATATTAAGCAACTTAATGATTGGCAATCGATGCCCTATCCAGAAAGGAGCCTGAAAATGGTATTTGACCGCCTAACACAAAATGGGAATCATAATGGGTTAACCCTGAGTATTGTCGAGTTTTCGCATAATTTATTTGCCGAGGTTAGCAAAAAACAGAACAATGTGGGTGAAACCAAGTTGTCTCGTGGTGACATTCGAGATGGACTGATCGCCGCGTGTTTGTTTTATGCGTGCAAAGAATACGATGTTTCTCGTTCACCTCAGGAGATTGGCAAGATTTGTGGGGTTTCGACTTCCGATGTGACTCGTGGTGTTAACCTATTCTACAAATTGATGAATGACAGTCAAGTGATCGATTTGAACCGTTCGATTACCAAATATAGTGATTTTATTGAAAGATATTGTGGTAATTTGGGAATCGACGATAAATTAACTACGGAAATCATGACACTTGGGAAGAAAGTTGACAGCCTTAAAATTTTGACCAAAAACACACCACAAGCCATGGCGTGTGGGTGTATCTTTTTTATTGCCACCATGTATAACCTAGGTATCACAAAGACCAATATCTCCGAAAAATGTGGTATCTCCGTTCCAACAATTACTAAGTCATATGAACGATTATTACCATTCACACAAGACTTAATCTAATCCAGATTGTTGGTCTTCCCAGATACATTCGACACACTTGTCCAAGATTGGTAAGTGGTCAATTCGGTTGTAGGAACACATAACTTTGAGACAATGTGGCATGTCTGGTAGTTGTGTCAAAAGATTGTAGGAACAATCAATCTTTCGGCATCGTGACAGAGGTGGCAACTCGGTCAATTGATTGTGATGACACATCACTTCCAGATAGTCTGGTGAGGGGGGAAGAGATTTCAAGTTGTTGTTAAAACAGATGAGTTTCTGGCACATGTGTAACTGCGGTAATTCGGTTAGATTGTTGTTGGAACATTTTAATGCGGTACAGTTGGGCAAATCAGGTAAACTGTCTAGGTGATTGTTGGAACACCCCAGTATTTGGCATCGATCAATCTGAGGTAAATGATTGAGCAAATTGTTGTGACATAACAATGTGGTACATTGTGGTAATTCTGGTAGATGATCTAATTGATTATCACAACAATAGAGAATCCGACATTGAGGTAGGAGTGGTAGAGATGTTAATTTTTGACCAGAACAGTATAGTTCTCGGCAAAATGGTAGACGACGGCACCGTGTAAATTTCTCGAGATTTGCACTTGTTTCGTCCGATAAATCAATGGTTGTTCGAAAGTGAAATGAATTAAACATGCCTTGGATTAACTATAAAATTATCGGACCAACCATAATTTTATGTAATCAATTTTGAAAAGACGCCTTAGGGTTTCACAGACAATGTTTGAGACAACCAGTCTAATCCTTCGTAAAGTCCATCACCACTAATCGCAGAAGATGTTTGAACACGCCACCGATGAGTCCTAAGTTTGTCCAGTTCAAGTATGGCGGTCATCCGATCAGCTGTGACTGACTTTGGTAGATCTGACTTATTACAGAAAATTAAAACAGGAATCGCGATCAATAAATCATCCACAAGTACGGCATGAAGTTCATCTCTGGCTTCTGTCAACCGCTCCAAATCACTCGCATCAACCACATATATTAATGCATCAGACCCTTGATAATAATGCTTCCAAAGTTTGCGGATTCGATCTTGTCCACCTACATCCCAAATGACCATTCTTAACGTTTTATAGATAATTTCCTCCACATTGAACCCAATTGTTGGGATTGACGTGATGACCTCACCTAGCCTCAGTTTGTAGAGAATGGTCGTCTTTCCAGCGGCATCCAATCCAAGAAGTAGAATCCTGCGATTTTGTAAGCGCGCAAACAGTGACAGTAATGCTCCCATGTTTATATAGATTATTTAGTCCGAATTGTTTGTGTAAAATATATTTTACGATTTTATCGTTTTATTGACATCGAATTGCGCACGGATATCTTCCGCCAATTGGTTTATTTGATCGCGTATATGGGCGGGTTTAAATACTCGATCAAATGGAATAATTTTAACAAAATCTGAATTCAGTCGAAGATCATGATTAACACATAAAATTCGTCGCAAATGACTCAGATTTACAACGTAATCGTCGGTAAAAAATCTCGTCGTTTCTTAATAAAAAGTTAATCATGGGGACTACAGTCCCCCATAGCCCCACACCCACAAACCAACTAATTTGGGGATTACAGTCCCCATACCCTCCCCCCCCACCAACCAACTAACCAATTTTATCCTATCTCACTCAACCCGAAAAATTGATCGATTTGTTAAATATTACATATAATTGATTATATTCAGATCATGAACCCAATTACGTGTAAGGCCAAGTTTTTATGTATACTCTGTGATTGCGTCTCAATCGGAAACAAGGGAGATCCAGTGGTTCAGTCATTATTCGAACAGTTTGGATATGCCAACTGTTACGTGGAACGTGTCGCGACAAAAAAATCAGTCCCTGGAACGTATCAAATTAAAGGTGATGGTAAGAAAAATCGGTACGTGATTAATATGTTTACCCAATTCTATCCTGGATCCCCCAAATATCCCAATGATAACATTATCAAGAGAATTGAATGGTTGAATGCGTGTTTGGAGAAATTATTGGAAATGGGTGGGGTAGAGTCAATCGCCTTCCCTAAGGAAATTGGTGGTGATCATAATGACCGATATCTCAATACCATCGATGATTTCAAGAAAAAATATTATCTAAAAAATCACACCAGTCTACAGATTGTCGATTATAACAATGAAAACCTATTGGTGACTACTGATAAAAAGGAGGTCAAATATGATCGACCGATCATATCGGTCCAAATGACCGATCTCGATGACACTATCATTCCCCACAAAAAAATCAATATCATTAAACATATTGATTTGAAGGATTTGGTATTTTATGAGGGACTACAGTCCCCCATAGCCCCCTCACCCACACCACCATCTGTTCTTCCATCTGCATCCGTTCTTACCGTTGCTTCTAATCAAGATACAGTGGTGCTTGGCGAGAAAAAGAAAATGATCAGAAAAAAAGTTACAGTAGATAAGAAAGATGCTACCGTAGATAAGAAAGATGCTATCGTAGATAAGAAAGATGCTACCGTAGATAAGAAAGATGCTACCGTAGATAAGAAAGATGCTACCGTAGATAAGAAAGATGCTACCGTAGATAAGAAAGATGCTACCGTAGATAAGAAAGATGCTACCGTAGATAAGAAAGATGTCAAAAAAGAAGGATCTGGTGTTGTCCCACACCCACCAACACCAGACATCATTTCTGAGTTGATCCACGATCTAGGTTCGTCATGGGATCCAATTTTTGGTGATCCTTCAATGATACCCATTATTAATCAACTGAATCGTGATATTTGGAAAGAAATGGCAGAATTCAGTGACATCTTACCGATTCCGCAATCCAATATCTTCAATGCCTTCAAAGAATGTCCATTTCCACCTAAATGTTTGATCATGGGTCAAGACTGTTATGCCGAACATGTCAATCAAGCCATGGGTCTATCTTTCTCAGTCCAAGATGGGGTAAGCATTCCACCATCTTTAAAAAATATCTTTACAGAACTCTCCACCGACATTACGGGATTCACTATACCATCATCAGGTAATCTGACCAAGTGGGCTCAACAAGGAGCCCTATTGCTCAACGCGGCATTGACTGTTCGTTTGGGACAGAAGGCATCACATATTAAATTATGGAAATCGTTCACGGATACGGTCATCCACCTAATCAGTGAGAAATCAAAGACTCCGATTGTTTACATGTTATGGGGTAATTTCGCCAAGGGTAAAAAGATCTTGATTGTCGATCAATTGAAGTGTTTGATCTTAGAGGCAGCACACCCTTCGCCATTGAGTGCCAAAAATGGGTTCTTCGGTTGTCATCATTTTAGCAAGTGTAACGATTACCTAATCGAACATAAAATGTCGCCAATTGAATGGTAACCGATGTACTTATATATGTATGCGTACATATACATGTGTGCGTAAAATTTATGGATATTTATAGATTGTATATATATATAATAATGTCTACTGGTTTACCAACCACATCACCACAAACGTTTAATTTAGCCTACGGTATCAATAATCCAGTCGCACCAATTACCTCAACGGAGATTGACCAGATGAGAAAAAGACTATTCGACAATATTTCTGATCTTAACGGAAATAAGCATCGGTTACGACCTGACGAATACCATCAGTTATCTAACTACCACCATTATGCATTGACTTTGTTAGACAATATGAAAGTGATACAAAGAGCAGAAATGTCAGATCCGTACAACCGCAATATGGGGATAGTTAAACATACATCAACATCACAGATCGATACCAACAATCCTTATGAAACTAATCTTAAGGTTGTCTACAAACGTAACGGACAGGCCATGATTGCCGATCCAACTCGTCCAGATAATCGGTTTCAAGGCGAATGGATGAAACAATTTGATGCAAATGTCTATAATCCACCATGCTATGCGATCCCTCCATCTAATGTTTGGGGTGTTCCTAAATAGAACACCTACTTCGCAATTTTAATTATCTATACAATTTATATATAGACGCTAAAATGAAACAAATCTATGTTAACAAATGGATTTATTTGATTGCGATTGTTTTAGTTATCATTGGAGGTCTTAATTGGGGACTAGTCGGTGTCTTGAATTTCGATTTAGTCAAATCGATCAGGATGCCAATGGTTTCCAAGATCATCTACATGATTATCGCAGTTTCTGCTATTTATCTAGCACTGGATCGTTCGACGTATCTACCGTTTTTAGGTGACACTGTTTATCCATGCGGTGGACTAGTTGATAAAATCCCAGATAATGCGACTGTCAGTCTGACCGTCAAAGTCCCACCAAATGCAAAAGTTGTGTATTGGGCTTCGGAAAAATCAAGCGGTTCAGAAAATCCGTGGGAAGCCTACGCTAACTATGAAAACTCTGGGGTGGTCACAGCCGATCATACTGGAACTGCGGTTCTGAAGATCAGAGAACCAACGCAATATCAGACTCCAATTGGTCGAAAGCTTGACAAACATATCCATTATCGTCATTGTATCGTTCCAGGTATGTTGAGTCCAGTTCAAACCGTTCAACTTAATGAGTGACAAGTTTCCTAAATTCACTCAGGTTTTCATTGTCATAAGGCTTGAGACATAGGATCACAAATCATATTTTAAGAAAATATTTACCGTATTTACCAAGCATATTAGAGAAGATCTGTGCGACTATTGTTGGTGGGTTATGAAAGGCACCGCATCCAAAGGATCCAAGAACCAATGAATCTTTTTTCATGATGATTCCCATCATGAAGATGGCTTCGATTTTGTCGGACATCATACGGTAATCATTATCGCATCCGTTCCCAATTTTCGTTCTACATATTGATCGCTAGATGGGGCAATATATGCCGTTACAACATCATATGTGATCCCATGATCTAGAACGTCTTTAATAGTAGTTAAAACGGCAATGTGACCAGTATGGATTGGATTGAATGATCCTGAGAAAACTAGGGCGGGTTTTTGTTTATTTGTCTGCATTGATATTTATGTTCATATATATGTATATCTTTGTGTGTTTCGCTAATCCATGCCATTGTTTGGACAGATCTGTTGAAATTTGAAGATCATCAAATAAAAATTTGAAAAAGTAAATACGATAAATGTAATATGATGCATAAATGGATGGTTATGTGATGGGTTCTGTCATCAGTGATTGTCGTTTTCATAAAAAATATCCGATCAACATGAATCTAGTTTCATTGATAATCCTAGATCTCACTGCCAATGTTGGAGATAAAGACCAATTTCTAAAATTATTAATGCATTGCAATGACGTATTGGGTACTTTTAAAGATCAATTGGAATTCTCTTAGGTTGTTTTTTCTTATGGAATAACTGTATTTTTAATTCCAATCACTAATTGGTGACATGGATGTACTGATTGAACTGCTAAAATATCATAATTAAAATAACGCAAACATTCGATGATTAATTGAAAATCAAAGACATGTACATGTAAAGCTCGATTATTTTGATGATCCATACATCTTTTGATAAATTGATCTTTAGTACCAGCAGGGCGATCCATCGTTAAATCGTAATCTTTGACGATTGACTCAACATGATCCATAACATCCTTTTCGTCCCTATTGTTTTGGAAATGTTGTACAAGTTCTTGTAAATCGGTAGTTGGTCTTAGATGATCAAAGGTATATCTCTTATCTGGTAAAATTAAGATGCATAATCCATTGTGTTTAAGTACTCGTGTAATTTCAGATAATCCCAATAGTGGATTGACCAAATGTTCCATGACGTGAGAGGCAACGACAAAATCGTACGTTCGATCTTGAAACGGTGTTAAATTAACAAGGTCAGCAATGTAAACCTGTCCAGGAATAGTTTTATCTTTAAATGTGTATGGTTTACCTTCTTCATTGATGTTCCATAATGTATTTTGACAGAAATTTACATTATCCAAACTTTCAGGAGCAGTATAGATACCAATTTTAGTAATTGCAGGACTCGGTCCACCAATTTCTAACCCTTTTTTGTGGGATAATAAATTAGAATAGTCCGCAAACTGTGAAGACATTGGAACACCGAATGGTGATAATAATTGATTGACATCAATTTTACATGATTCTTCAATTATTTTGGTTATTTTATTAGTTAGTGTAACTTTTAGAAATTTACGATTGTTGGGAACTGGATCAGTGAATAAATTATTCGAAACAATAAACTGAGACTGGTAATAACATATTTTATTCACTGTATCCGTGACATCCAAAAACTTTTCATTAACACCATATTGTGCCATAACGATCAGTTTGGTGTCGTTAATCATAATTTGACTATATAAATCAGAATTTTGGTAATTATGGAACTGTACATATTTCGTCAAAATCTCTGGACTGACATTGCGATTGGATTTAAAAAACATGACTTCATATGGATGTGGGTTGATACCAAAATATCCTTGAGAATACAAAGGATCGCAACCATCAGGGTTTTTAAAGGATCCATAAGGATATTCAGATCTACCATAATCATTTAGTAGTGGTTGATATCCAGTTAATAGACAATTAATTTGATAACCCTTCTTTAATATTTCTTGGCTATATCTGATTTCGCACTGATCAATAACATCTTTTTTGACGGCGTACGATTTTTGTTGGGAAAATATTTCGGTCTCCAGACCGATTTGAAGTCCAATTCGATCAGTACATAATAAATAACTTTGTACATGTGCTTGTCCATCGTACCAATTGATTGTGGGTCCAACTAATTTAATTTGATCTGTGATCATTTTGATAAAAAGATCGACCCATCGATCTTTGACATAAACGGGTAAAAAAGGTCCGTAACAAGAACAATTAAGCATAATAAAATAGTCATATTTGGATAATAAATCCAAATTAATAATTAAATCTGACCAGCATCCAAAATCGAAATTAATGTTAGGTCTTTGGTGAAAAGTTAAATTGGTTAATCCCAACAATTGACATTGTTGATTCATTGATTCAATCTTAAAATTTCCATTAAAACAAATATGGAAGTCAACATCTTCGGCTTTAAAATAACCATGATTAATAAAGAATTTTAGTTCATCATTCAAAAGGTGGGAACAATATAAAACTGCGGTTTTCATTTAATTCACATATCTTAAACTTTCGAATTATTTTTAGTATGTTTAATATCAATCGACATCATACTGGAATGCCAACCTCAATGCACGACATCCTTGAGTCCTAAGATACTCCATCACCCCTTCGTGATGCGTCCAAAATCAAAATCTTACGTATCTGATATAAATTAGATGCCTAAGAAGACCAAAATTAATCCAAGTGAATCGGTTACAGTTACCTTGAAAAAATTTAATATGTATGGTATTAGAGATAATACAACCATATTTTTATCGGTAAACGACATACTGGAATGTCAGCCTTAACGCGAGATATCCTTGAGATGCGAGATATCCTTGAGATGCGAAGATATCCTTGAGATGTGAAGATATCCTTGAGATGCGAAGATATCCTTGAGATGCGAAGATATCCTCGAGATGCGAAGATATCCTTGAGATGCGAAGATATCCTTGAGATGCGAAGATATCCTTGAGATGTGAAGATATCCTTGAGATGCGAAGATATCCTTGAGATGCGAAGATATCCTTGAGATGCGAAGATATCCTTGAGATGTGAAGATATCCTTGAGATGCGAAGATATCCTTGAGATGCGAAGATATCCTTGAGATGCGTCCAAAATCAAAATCTTATGTATCTGATATAAATTAGATGCCTAAAAAGACTAAAATTAATCCAGGTGAATCGGTTACGGTTACCTTGAAAAAATTTAATATGAACAAAATTAAAGATAATACAATTATCGTTTTCATTGGTAAGCGAAACACTGGCAAATCAGTCTTATTGCTCGATTATTTATATCATCATCGGCAGTTTCCTGTCGGTACGGTGATTTCACCAACCGACAACTATAACCACACTTATCGGCCCCATGTACCATCCATCTTTATTCACGAAGAATACACTCCAGAATTACTGGAGCAAATTCTTAAGAGACAAAAAGATATTTGTAAAAAATGCAAAAATAAACCGTCTTATGCAGAAGTCGATCCTAAAACCTTCGTGATCCTAGACGACTGTTTAGCCGATGGCAATGAATGGGTCAAAGATAAGAATATTAAGTTTCTGTTCATGAACGGTCGACACGTCAAGGCCACATTCATCTTGACAATGCAATATGCACTCGGCATTCCGCCTAGTTTACGTGGACAAATCGACTATGTATTCATCTGCAAAGAAACTAAGGCGTGTAACCTGAAACGGTTGTACGAGCATTATGCAAGTATGTTTCCAACAATGGATATGTTCAAAACCGTACTGAATAAATGCACTAACGACTATGGATGTTTGGTGATCGACAACACTTCTAATAGTGATAAAATTGACGAGCAAGTCTATTGGTACCGTACTAACATCAATAAGCCTGATTGGGAGACCTTTAAAATGTGTTATAATATCTTTTGGGAGGGTAACGAAAAATATTTGGCTGGAAAAGATGATGAAAAAGAAGAAAAAGTCGATTTCAACCGATTAATAATGAAAAAAAACCAGATTAATTTTGACGTCAAGCAAGTTGGTGGTGATAATACTTAGAAAGTTAAGCATGATAGATACATAAATATACTTTGATGAAAGCCAATGCTGTCAAAAAAACCAATGTCGATACTGATTACAATCGGCATGTTAAAGAGTTTACTCAAGAGTATAAACAAATACCACTCAAGAAACAACACTTGACGCGACTTCAAGCCGAGTATCAAGCACTTTCACACAAGAAGTTATCTGAGATGTCAAGCGATCAAATTAGTGATTTTTATCGGTTGAAAAATGAGATCGGTGAACTATCCAAAGAGATCGACAATACTGAACAATTAAATAAAGTGGGTGATTTCTATTTGAAAACGGGTCATTTGTTAATCGATTATTACGATAGCATTGAACAAACCAAATCATCCCAAGAGCAAAAGTTCGGTGGACCACCTGCGTCTGACCAACGCAGTGACCAACGCAGTGACCAACGCAGTGACCAACACAGTGACCAACGCAGTGACCAACGTGGTGATCTTTATGAGCAATATCTGGCTCATACTGATCCACATCACGTGATCTCGGTCGAATATAATAAGGCGGACGATGTTTGCCATAAATGTGGCGTCGAGAGGGAATTGAATGCTTCAGATGCAATCATGGTGTGCCCCAAGTGTGGTGAGGAAATTCCGACTGTTATGGACTCAGATAAACCATCATACCGAGATCCACCCCATGAAAATATGTACTTTGCCTACAAGCGAATTAATCACTTTAAAGAACAGTTATCGCATTTCCAAGCCAAGGAAACCACCAAAATCCCTCAGGAAATTTATGATATTATCTTAGTTGAATTTAAAAAGGAGAAAAAGACTAACTTGGCTACCTTGTCAAGATCTCGCGTCAAAAAATACCTACAAAAATACGGTCATTTGGGCTACAATAAATATTATGAGAATATCAACCAAATCATTTGTCACATGAATGGAATTCAACCCTTCTCAATGAAACCAGATGTGGAAGAACAGTTGTGTTCGATGTTTCAGAAGATTCAAGAACCGTTCGAAAAACATCGTCCAGTGGGTAGGACTAATTTTCTATCATATTCCTATGTTATCTATAAATTCTGTCAATTATTGGGATATAACGAATATCTACAATATTTTAATCTGTTGAAATCCAAGGACAAACTTCGTCAACAAGATAAAATCTGGAAAAATATTTGTGCAGAACTTGAGTGGAAATACTACCCTTATTGATCGAGATCCAATTAAATTTCAAATTGAATTTGAAATTCAATTTAACATAAATATTGATATTTATGTTAAATATTGATATTTATGTTAAATATCTACACTCATCAGAATTTATATTCTTTTTCATTTACATCGGAGGGATGCCCGGTACCGCTCCAGAGCCCATAGGAACACCAGGGAAACCAACCATAGTGGCACCAACACCAAAACCAGCACCTTGGCGCGCCGCCAGTCCAACGGCGGGAGCAAATAGGTCAAGGATAGCGAAAATCGCCGTGGCAGTTAACGCGATCATAACAATCTCCTGCCAAGTGTTCTTTTTGCGAGGGATCACGAAGGCAGCCACGGCGACCGCACCACCTTCAATTAAATACTTGATAATTAATCCTAGAATTTCTGAAAAATTCATACCAGACGCACGAACTATCATAGGTTGAAACTTGTCTTGACTTTCCATGTTGTTTTCTATATATACGTATTACAAAATAAAAATATGATTTATATTAAAAATTGATCCATTCGTTTAAATTCGTCATTAAATATATTTCTATAAAATATAAATGGCGACTAATATTAGGAAAGCAGAACACCTAACAGTGGATCCTGAAATCGTGATCCAATGCGACAAGCCAACCATGACGCAAAAATATGCATTGGTTTCATTTGTGTCTCCTGATGATCGGATCAAACAACGGTTTATGTACGAAGCCAATCGGTTCCTTTTCCACGATGTTAACAAGCAAATTATGGATACCACGACCAATCTTGTCAAAATGGTGAATGCTAATTTCGCCAAGATTCTAGACAATAAAATCGAATCCTATAAATCCGCCAAAGATCCAGTCTATAAAGCGGCCGTCGAAATTTTAGAGAAAACTAAACAGGACTTCCTACTCAACGAGGATGAACAGGTTGCTAATACTCTTCGCACCTACAAGATCGATCAAGAAGAACTGACCGACCGTTTTGATGCTTACAAGACTCTCAATAACGCTGACTTAGAGAAGGAATTCAATCTACAATTTGGAAAAGAACCTAGTGTCAGAGGATTTAAGTTTAGGGGAGCCTTCGAAAATATCGATGAGGCTAGGAAACGTGTCAGTTATCTACACAAAGAGGTTGAATCTTTCGCTCATACATTCATCGTGCCCCCAGGTCATTGGGTCCCATGGGACCCAAATGCCGATGCGGTACAGGATCAAGAGTATATGGTTCCAGAATTGAATACATTGGTCGGAGAAAGGAAGAAGAACTCGGAACAGAAGGATGAGTTCTTCGCCAAACGTAAGCAAATGATGATGGAATCGACTGATCAAACTCAAAGAAAGATCCTAGAAGATAAACTGAAACAACGAATTAAAGAACAACAGGAACAACGCAAATCGAAAAAATAAATCTTGGTTAGATATATATATTGAATTGGCAATGAAAGCCATTATAATTTTATTAACATTTGTTGGCATCGTTGCGGTTATTATTGGTTATATCAATCAAATCAAACAATGTCCTCCACCTAGGGTCGAGTATCGATATATTCCAAGAACCTTTGAAGATGAGCAAAATGATCCCACTAAGATCACTAAACTATTCAAGAACATGTTTGAAGAGCCAACACCGTGGTTGGCGGGTTACCGAATGGGATACATTCGACCCAACATCTTCAAAATTAACCGTTTTAACATTTCTCAATAACCAGATGTACTTGGTCTATCATATATGACACATTTGTTGATAGGTTAAACATAAATCATGTGCATAAAATCGTAAAAATATAAAATATTTTTATTTTATATTTTTAAAAAATTGATTGTTCATTTAGTGACAATAAACGGGTAATTTATCAAAAATCATGTCAAAAGTTGTAATCGGAATCGACCTGGGAACCACGTACAGTTGTGTTGGTCATTGGGAAAATGGGAAAGTCGAGATTATCGCAAATGATCAAGGCAATCGCACCACACCATCCTACGTTTCGTTCGATGGTAACACTCGACTAATTGGAGATGGTGCCAAAAATTTAGTCGCCATGAATCCAACCAATACCGTGTATGATGCAAAACGGTTGATTGGTCGTAAATTTTCTGATCCAACCATTCAAAATGACTTGAAGTATTGGCCGTTTAAAGTCATCGGTAAACAAGGAGATAAACCTCATATCGAGGTCAATTACATGGATGAGACGAAACTCTTCGCGCCTGAGGAAATTTCGGCCATGGTTTTGACTAAAATGAAGGACACCGTTGAAGCATATCTGGGTAAGAAAGTCGACGGTGCCGTCATCACTGTTCCTGCCTACTTTAATGACACCCAACGTAGTGCCACTAAAGATGCAGGAATCATCGCTGGTCTTAATGTTCTTCGCGTTATCAACGAGCCTACCGCGGCTGCCATTGCCTACGGTCTTGATAAACAACATTCGACAACCGAAAAGAACATTCTGATCTTCGATTTTGGTGGAGGAACCCATGATATTACGGTCTTGACCCAAGCTGAAGGTAGTTTCGAAGTCAAATCCACTAGTGGTGATACTCATCTGGGTGGTGAGGATATTGATAACGTCTTAACCAACTATTGCTTAGAGGACTTCAAGAAACGGTATCATGCCGATCTGTCCAATAATCCAAAGGCTCGTCGTCGCCTACAGACTGCTTGTGAACAAGCCAAACGCACTCTGTCCAGTCAAAGCAGTGCATCAATCGAAATTGATAGTCTCCATGAGGGGATTGATTTCAGCTTACCCTTATCTCGTGCCAAGTATGAAGATCTGTGTATGCCAATTTTCCGTCGCACCATTACCCCGATTGACGATGCTCTACGAACAGCCAAGATGGACAAAACACAGATTGATGAAGTGGTTCTGATTGGCGGATCCACTCGGATTCCAAAAGTTAGGGAACTGTTATCTGAATACTTTAATGGAAAACAGTTGAACATGTCAGTTAATCCAGATGAGGCGGTTGCATATGGTGCGGCCGTTCAAGCAGCCATCATCAATGGCGATCATGATGAAAAACTACAGAACATCGTGGTGATTGATGCCACACCATTGACCTTGGGTGTTGAAACCGCTGGACAGATCATGACTCCAATGATTGCTCGTGGTAGCACGATTCCGACTAGAAAGGTCAATGTCTTCTCGACATACAGTGACAACCAACCCGCATGTACCATTTGTGTCTATGAAGGTGAGAGAAAGATGACCAGAGACTGTAATAAATTGGGCGAGTTTACCCTTTCTGGAATCCCTCCAGCCCCCCGCGGAATTCCTCAAATCGAAATCACTTATGATGTCGATGTGAACGGAATTCTAAATGTAACTGCGATGGATAAAATGACTAACAAGAAAATGTCAATCACCATCAAAAATGACCGCCGATCCAAGGAAGAAATTGACCGAATGCTTCATGAAGCCGAGAAATTCGCAGAAGAAGATAAAAAGAACAGCGATCGGATTGAAGCCAAGAATAAACTTGAAGGATATGTTTATCAGGTCAAGCATTCACTGACTGACCTCAAGGACAAGATGGATCCTACCGATCTGTCACAAATCGAAAAAATCGTCCACGATGCACTGGATTGGTTAACAGATCATCAAAACAGCGAACAAGATGATTACGACCATAAGAAGGAAGAGTTGGAGAAAATGATCAATCCGATTATGATGAAAATGTATCAATCACAACAACCTGATGGTCAACAGTCAGGTCAACCGCAAGGTCAACCACAAGGTCAACCTGCGACCCCACGTCAGTCAGAAAACAAGAGATCACCCAAGATTGAAGAAGTTGATTAAGTATCACATTTGTGTACACCTTGTTGTGCAGTATATTTGTGTTCAATATATGCGGTTTCAGTTAACAACTCCCACAAGATCTTTTTCTTTGATTCGGATAATGTCGGAACTGGTTCAACATTGAACAGTAAGTATAAATGACCATTTGATTGCTCAGTCTTTGGAAGACCTTTACCTTCCATTACATAGAGATCACCATCCTTGATTGTTGTCGAAAACTGAAATTTTAAGTTATCGTCAGATAAATGAGGAATAGACTTGGAAAAACCGCATAAAGATTCTGCTAAACTAATTTTAATCCGCATCAATAGATCGTGGTCAGATAACCTTATTTTATTATTAATCATGACATGTCTGAGAAATCGATCATCTGGTTCAATTTCTGTTTTAATCAGGATATTCCCACGTAATTGGTTGGGTTTAATATGACCTTGATTCTTAATTACAACGACATTATTTTCAATATGGCCTGGTAAGAGAGTCACAGTACAGACATATTTTTCTTTGTAATTACCCCCTCGACATTGTGGACACACATGCTCAGTCGTATTGCGACCAGTTCCATGACAACGATCACACGGACCTGTCCTGATCGTGACCATGTGTCCTGATCTGACCCGTTGTTGTACCATTTTTTTACCTTGACACTTTTGACAGACTCTGATTTGTCCATCGTCACTACCAGTATCATGACACGTTGGACATGGTGAGTTCCTCATCACAGTTGTGGACACAGTTTTCCCAGTATAGACATCGGGTAAACTAATACGTACCGTTGCTTCAAGATTATAATTGGGTTCACTCATCCCGTTCATTCCACCCATGCCGTTCATTCCATCCATGCCGTTCATTCCACCCATGAAGGGCATATTGAATTGAAACGGTTGTCCAAAGACATTGTTAAAAATATTGAAGATATTATCCTCATCAAAGTGGATATTATTCTTGTTGAGTCCATCGATTCCATATTTATCGTAAATCTCCTTTTTCTCAGGAGTCGATAAGACGTCATAGGCTTCATTGATTTTCTTGAACTTATCACTTGCTCCTACGTCGTGGTTCTTATCTGGGTGGTATTTTAATGCGAGTTGATGATACGCTTTTTTGATCTCTTTCTGATCGGAAGGTTTAGTCAGACCCAAGAGTTGATAATAATCTTCACTAGCCATATAAAGTTATACTGCGGTCATTTCCTAAATACTTAAAAATTTGATTCAATTTATTCGATCATTATCAGAAACAAAATAAACACCACGAGCAACAATAATATGGAAAGCACCACCGCGACATTAGGGACACTAGGAAGCACTACCGCGCCAATAGAAAGCACTACCGCGCCAATAGGAAACACTACCGCGCCAGTAGGAAGCACCACCACGACATTAGGAAGCACTACCGCGCCAGTAAGAAGCACCACCGCGCCAGTAGGAAGCACTACCGCGCCAGTAGGAAGCACTACCGCGCCAGTAGGAAGCACTACCGCGCCAATAGGAATCACTACCGCGCCAATAGGAAGCACTACCACGACATTAAGGACAGAGATCGTTAACTACGCAGATGAATTTAATCAGAACATCGACTATGATCTCAATGATAATCTGATACCCATCCAATTCTTAATCTAAATATGGACAATTGGTACATCTTGGCAACATTTGAAACTTTGGCGATGGAATTGGGTAATCCCATATTTTTTGATGGCCTCCAAATGTTTAGGAGCACCATATCCTTTATTGTTTCGCAGATCATAACAATCCAAGATTGGATAACGTTCACATAAGTCAATAATATAACGATCATGTTCTACTTTGGCTAACACCGATCCAGCAGCAATACTATAATATGTGTTATCACCTCCGATCACTGTGGTAAAATTAGGAGTACCGCCATATGTGTCTAAATATGGTTTAAATGAATTTCCATCAACTAAGATGTGTTCTGGGTCAATATATGTATTTTTAATCGCACCATGCATGGCTTTCATAACTGCTTTATAAATATTGGTGTCATCTATTTCCTCTGGCTCTACATACGAAACTCCCCACGCAATGGCGTGCTCGATAATATAATCATACGCACGTTCTCGATCGCTCGGTTTACCGTACTTCTTGGAATCCTTGACACATGGACTAATTAGATCATGTGGCCACACCACTGCACCCGCATATACTCTACCAATCAGAGGACCACGTCCCGCCTCATCAACACCGACTTCCAGTAAATCCATTTTATTGTACGGTAACAATGTCATTATTAATTTATTTGAATTAAATTCAATAAAATTTATTCAATTTTACGGAGGTAAAATTGAATAATAAAATAATATAACAATAATAATATTATAACATTATTATTGTTATATTATTCATGTCTAAATTAACCGACACCGTGATCTATGTGACAACCCCATTATCAGAAAAGAAATATTGGATCAAAATCCACCGCAATAACAAGTACACTCAACGAATTATACCCAACCATAAAGTCCCTTCCAAATTATCCGATCCAGAAGAATGGAAACTGGTCCAACCAAAGAGAAGAAACCAACCACACAAACAACCCATTTATTACTGGGTAGTTAGCGAACATAATTTGTTCGACCCCAATGACGAGTCATATCGTTTGTTTTTCACTGACCCAGATGCCACACAAATTGAAAATATTGATCAAAACAATTACATGGCCATCGATCGTAGCAAACAGTTACGGTTGATCCATGTCCACCTTAAACATAAAGGAATGAAGATGACACCCACCTACTTTATTGCCAGAACCGTTCAACAAATCGAAGATGCTTTACATTTGGTTAAATATTGTGTCGTAAAAATTGATAATAATGAACAGAAATTTATTTCTATATGATAAGTATAATTGTAGGTTGGATGAATTATATTGTTATTTATGCATGGGAAGGAACGTCCCACAAACTCACTGACTACCTGACCAAAATAGGATCGCATTTTTATCTGGAATCGATCCATAATTGTGTCTTGAGGTTCGTTCAATACTTTGACACAGTCTGTAAAAAAACCAGTCGATTAACCGTTGGACAAACTTTTATTGTGTTGTCAGATGCGGTCGAAGTGATGGTCGATACTGACACCAGTTTGTCATATGCGATCGTGAGAGTTCTCGATCAACGTTATATGATTATCTTCTTTGGTCTCCCTAAATTGTTAATTGAGACCCAAATTAATTATCATCAATGGATGTGGTCTAAACAGAATTGGATTTTATTACCTAATTTGAAAAATGATCCACAATATTATTTCAAATTAAAATTTAAACAGTTTCGACGAATCGTGCCTGATCAGATCAAGAGTCTACGGTTCGACACACCCGATCGATATCTTCACTCGGATCTAATGTTTAAATTGTTTGTGGATACACACTACCCAATTACTATTTACGACCAGCAAGGACAAGTTATATTGGGTCAAAACCTGATTGACGACCATTATCTAGAAACATCCAATCCGTTAGATCTAACTATGCAATATTATGTATCATGTAATGAATTAATTTCGCATAAAACTCAGCCAATTGTTCGGGTATCAATTGGGGTCTATGATAAGGATATTTTTCTCTTCTCGGACCACATGATTTTTCGAATTGCACCAATCATTTTACCACCGAATTGTTTGGGCTCAGAGACTGTTTATTTATCGAAAATGCAAGGAGTGCAGAACAATCTATCATTCGTTAGAGATGTGTCCAAAATTATGAAACAAGAAAATAAAAAAATTGTGATTATTAAAAATCAAGGGATCTCGATGTATCATCGATGGGTCCAAGATATTCTCAAATTCGCCTATGTAACGGACGGTCAACTAACTAATTACATTATCATGAAAGGTCCGCATTTTTCGCACCAATCGACCAGCCGTAATGGTATCGCGTACATCTACGACTATTTCAAAGATTATCCACTATATGACTTATTTATCGAAAAAGACAAAAATCTCGATGCGTTTGGCAATATCCAAGTGATTCCGCCGATTTTGCCAGACTATCCATTGGGTCGAATCATTTATGGTGTTTCGACGGAGGGTATGCAAGACAATATCTCTTACAATTTAGTTGATTTATTGGAGTCACAACAAGTCCAGAAACCATTAAGTATTGAAACAGGGTGGCTTAATGTGGGACACGTTGACGAAATTGTGGCCTTCGTTCCAGATCGTAGTCATAAACATGGATTTAGAGTATTGATCGCCAGTACCGATCAATTCTACCATCTAATCTCTCAATGTGATCCAGAAACGGTAATCTTCGAGCATCCAGATCATTACTACATCTTCAACACAACACCATCCGACATCAAACAACGGTTCTCTCGCAAGTATGACGACCAACAAACAACACGTCAATGCGTCTATAAAACCCAACTGAGAGTGAAAACCCTACTGAGTTGGACTGAAATGATTGAGGATAACCGTGCCTATCAACGCAAATTAGATGGGATCAAAAACAAATTGATGGTTGAATTAAATCTGACTGAAGATGACATCTATCAAGTACCAATTTATTACTGGCCAAAGTCGATCTCGTTACGAGCCAAATCTATCTTACCCAATTTAATTAACAATTTGTATGTGGATCAGTTCATGTTAGTACCCAAACCATTTGGTCCCAAAGTTGGTAATCGTGATTTATTTGAGCAATATTTTGCCTCATTGATCCCGTCTTCGGTTCGAATTTATTTTGTGGAAAATTGGGATTGTTATTATCTACTGGAAGGAGATATTAATTGTGGAATGAATGTTAAAAGACGACCATTTACTCAACCATGGTGGGGTCATATGCCATCAAATTCATACAATATTTAACTTTACTTTTTCCCCTTAGTTGATAGACTCTTCTGGTTATCAACAATGAACTTCTTAAATTCATCACCATTGGCAATGGCAACAATTTGGTCTAATTCTTCAAGATATAGGGAAATCGGTAGCCTACGAATCCCATAGAAACAGATGCCTCCTTTGGGACCAATTTTGTACGAGACCTTTTTCAATTCGGTTAGTTTCATTTGGGCTAATAGGGTTTGCGCTTGATCAACCGTGCACTTACCGTTCTTAAGATCCTCTAAAATTTGTGTGGCTGAAGCTGACATACTGATGTGTTCAATTGAAATTGATCAATTTCAGTCGATCAATTTTTAAACTTTCTTTTAGAAAGTTTAATCAAAGATTTTTAAAATTTTAGCAATGGTGAACCCAATGACTCATCATGATGTATATTATACAAGTTACGATGACGTAGGTCGCGAAGTCTCAATCAAAGATTAGAATTTTAAATCAAAATTATATATAACATACATATGAGTAAATCATCAGATATATGTTATAATATGTCGAGTGACCTCAAAAAATGTATCAATCAAATCAACGAATTGTACGACAAACTATATCTTGACAACGATACCAATCAAAAGGAAATCATTCAACTCAAAGAGGTACATCGCCTTGAGAATGAGAGTCTTAACAAGAAGCACCTTGAGATGACCCAAAGTGAACTGACAAAACTTAAAGAAGCCCAACGACTAGAAATTGTTAACATTAACAAGAAGAATCTAGAGACCACTCAGAACGAAGTGTCTCGTCTCAAGGAAGTCCAACGTCAAGAGATCGAGAGTCTTAACAAGAAGCACCTTGAGATGACCCAAGGTGAACTGACCAAACTTAAAGAAGCCCAACGACTAGAAATTGTTGGTATTAACAAGAAGAATCTAGAGACCACTCAGAACGAAGTGTCTCGTCTCAAGGAAGTCCAACGTCAAGAGATCGATAGTCTTAACAAGAAGAATTTAGAGACCACTCAGAACGAATTGACCAAACTTAAAGAAGCCCAACGACTAGAAATTGTTGGCATTAACAAGAAGAATCTAGAGACCACTCAGAACGAAGTGTCTCGTCTCAAGGAAGTCCAACGTCAAGAGATCGATAGTCTTAACAAGAAGAATTTAGAGACCACTCAGAACGAATTGACCAAACTTAAAGAAGTCCAACGACTAGAAATTGTTGGCATTAACAAGAAGAATTTAGAGACCACTCAGAACGAATTGACCAAACTTAAAGAAATCCAACGACTAGAAATCGAGAATCTTAACAAGAAGAATTTAGAGACCACTCAGAACGAATTGACCAAACTTAAAGAAGTCCAACGACTAGAAATTGTTGGCATTAACAAGAAGAATCTAGAGATGACCCAAGGTGAATTGTCTCGTCTCAAGGAAGTCCAACGGCAAGAGATTGTTGGCATTAACAAGAAGAATCTAGAGACAACTCAGAACGAATTGACCAAACTTAAAGAAGTCCAACGACTAGAAATCGAGAATCTTAACAAGAAGAATTTAGAGACCACTCAGAACGAATTGACCAAACTTAAAGAAGTCCAACGGCAAGAGATTGTTGGCATTAACAAGAAGAATCTAGAGACCACTCAGAACGAATTGACCAAACTTAAAGAAGTCCAACGACTAGAAATCGAGAATCTTAACAAGAAGAATTTAGAGACCACTCAGAACGAATTGACCAAACTTAAAGAAGTCCAACGGCAAGAGATTGTTGGCATTAACAAGAAGAATCTAGAGACCACTCAGAACGAATTGACCAAACTTAAAGAAGTCCAACGACTAGAAATCGAGAATCTTAACAAGAAGAATTTAGAGACCACTCAGAACGAATTGACCAAACTTAAAGAAGTCCAACAACTAGAAATTGTTGGCATTAACAAGAAAAATCTAGAGATGACCCAAGGTGAATTGTCTCGTCTCAAGGAAGTCCAACGGCAAGAGATTGTTGGTATTAACAAGAAGAATCTAGAGACCACGAAAAGTGAACTAGACAAACTCACAGAGACCCATCAAAAATATCTCGAAAATATCGACAAAGAACATCTGGTGATCATTCAAAATGAAAGGTGTAAGCTCACCGAAAAATATCTCTTGGAAATTGAGAACACTAATAAAAAGAATATGGATGAATTGAAAAAACTCAAAGAAATAAATCAATCAGAAATCATGCAACTCAAAGCAACTCATCAAAAAGAGATCGAAAAACACCAAGCAGAAATGATTGATTGTCAATGTAAAATGGAAATTGTCAATAAGGAGATCAATGAATGTAAACAACAAATTGGACAATATGACGAGCAAATTAAACTACTAAAAGATGATCGTAAGAAAATTACATTGGTTAAAAAACAAAAACTGACACTGATCGACAAGACACCATCTGAGCCTGTAGTACCCGCTGTAGTACCCGCTGTAGTACCCGCTGTAGTACCCGCTGTAGTACCCGCTGTAGTACCCGCTGTAGTACCCGCTGTAGTACCCGTTGTAGTACCCGTTGTAGTACCCGCTGTAGTACCCGCTGTAGTACCCGCGTCAGATCATGTACCATCACCAACTCCTAAGTCACTCTCTAAAATCAGGCTCAAAGGGATCATTTATTATATCACTAAAACTCCCAATGACCAACTTGAATATGATGTTTATCAGTGTATCGATGGGTGTGTTGGAAAAGTGATCGGTAAGAAGATGAAAGACAACAAATACATGTTTATGTAATTATATAAACATAGACGTATAATATGGATATAAATGGATATTTATGTACAATACGATAACAATCTACAGTTGGTTAATATTAGCAGACGGAAAAGCGTCGGTGATCTGTATAAATTAATCATCGACACAATTAGAATTACGCCACAAAATGTTATTTATATGACACATAATAATACCTTATTGGGATTACCACCATCCAACTTCGAAAAAAAACTACAATTGACTGGATTTTGTGATAAAACTCTTGTGATCGTGATACTGAATCATTACCCAGAATTAACCCAATGTTATTGTCAATCGACTGATGGATTATATCGACAATGGCTCCATCGTCAAGATCATCCCATAGATGATAGCTATTTAGTCTATGATGCGATTCTGGAAAATCGCCGACCAATTAGTTCACAAACACGTAGGGTATCTGGTGATAGGGTATCTGGTGATAGGGTATCTGGTGATAGGGTATCTGGTGATAGGGTATCTGGTGATAGGGTATCTGGTGATAGGGTATCTGGTGATAGGG